GGTGGACCAAGCGGGAGTGCGGCAATGATTGAAGACCTGAAGATTCAACTGGCCGGCCAGCTGATGGCGCCGATGCCGACGCCGGAGGACGACGAGGAAGAGCCGAAGGCCGAAGGCCCGCGCCGCCGCGAAGTGCTGTTCTACAGCGGGGCCACCGTCGAGCGGTTCGACTTCTTCACGGGCGAAAGCTGGAAGCTGCGCTTCGACATGGAAAGCGCCGACCTCTCCGCGCTGTCTGCCGGCGCGCCCGTCCTCGACGGCCATCAGATCGACGAAACCGAGTACGTGATCGGCGTGGTCGAGTCCGCCCGCCGCGCCGACGACGGCTACCGGGCCGTCCTGCGATTTTCGAATCGCGAGGACGTAAACGGCACATGGCAGGACATCCAGGACGGCATCCTGCGCAACGTCTCTATGGGCGTTCAGATCGGCGAGCTCGTTGTCGAGTCCAAGCCTGGCGCCGAGGTCAAGCAATACTTGGCCCGCAAGTGGAAGCCCTACGAAATCAGCGTTGTTCCGATTGGAGCCGACCCGAATGCCAAGATCTTATCGACGAGTTTGACGGCCGCGCCGAGCGCGGACCAGCAAAGAGCCCAGTACGAACTGGCGCTGCGGATGCGGCGTTGGCGAGTGCTGGGGAAATAGGGGGAACGATGACGAAACGAGAGCTACTCTCTCAGGTCTCCGCGCTCGAAACCGAGTACAGCGCGGTTCTCGCCGCTTCCAGCGGTGCCGCCGATCCGGTGGCGCATCTGCAGGCGGTCGATGCAAAGGAATCCGAACTGAAGGCCGTCCGCGAGCAACTTGCTGCGGTCGAGGCTCTCGAAGCCCGCGCCAAGGCGAACGTGACTCGGGAACCGGCCCGCGTGACGAGCGACAACGAAGCGGCCCGCCCGTTCGAGAGTGTCGGCGAGCAGCTTGCGGCTATTGCGTACGCGCAGAGCCCGCGCGGAGCCTTCCAGGGGCTCGGCGGCCAGATCGATAAGCGACTGTTCGGGCAGAATCTGACGGCCTCGGGCGCGTCGGCTGCGGTTCCGGCTGACGGTGGCTTTGCCATCGGGACCGAGTTCTCGACGGCGCTCCTGCTCAAGGCCCGCGAAACGGCGCGGATCTTCCCGCTCTGCACCAATATTCCGATCGGCGAAGGCAGCGACTCGCTTGAGCTGCCGTACATCGACGAGACCTCCCGCGCCAACGGCTCTCGCTGGGGCGGCGTGCAGGCCTACTGGACGGGCGAAGCTGACGCGCCGACCGCCACCAAACCGAAGCTGTCTCGTCACGAGATCCGTCTTGAATCGCTGAAGTGTCTGGCGTATGCGACCGAGCGCCTGCTCCGCAACGCTCCCGCCATGGCCACCGTGTTTGAAAACGCCTTTGCGTCCGAAATCGCGTTTAAACTCGACGACGCCATCTGGCGCGGCGACGGCGTCGGCAAACCGCTCGGCTTCAGCGTCCAGAACTACGGCGGCGCCCTGATGGTATCGGTCGCCAAAAAGACCGGACAGGCCGCCGACACCTTCGTGATTGAGAACGCCACGAGCATGCTGTCGCGTCTCTACCGCGAGCCGGGCGACCGCATCGTGTGGCTGTGCAACCCCGACACCATCGGCCAGTTCCCGCTGCTCACCGTGGGCCAACAGCCGGTGTTCCTCCCCAACAACTCCGTGGCCGGGTCCATCCAGTACGGCACGTTCCTCGGCTTCCCGGTCATCCCCGTCGAGCAGGCCGAAACGCTCGGCGACAAGGGCGACGTGGTGCTCGCGAACCTGTCGAAATATGTCGTCATCACGCAGGGCGGTCTACGCGCTGCGCAGTCTATGCACGTGCGGTTTATCTACGACGAGATGACGTTCAAGTGGTCCATCGACGTCAACGGCCAGAGCAGCGTGAAGCAGCCGATCACGCCGTTCAAGGGCTCCAACACTCTTTCGCCGTTTGTCACGGTCGACGCTCGCGCCTAACAAGGAGGAACCAATATGATCCCGTACGAACTTCTGAATGACCTCCACTTCGTCAAAGGCCTCGATCCAGTGGCCGATGCGTTCAGCGGCACGGTAACTAGCGACGTTGTTTCGCTCGGCAACTTCGACAGTGCCCTGTTCTTGATCCACAAGGGCGCTGGTGCCACCGGAACCTCGACCATTACGGTCGAAGCCTGTGATGACATCATCCCGACCAACACGACTGCCGTGCCGTTCTATTCGAAGTCCATCACGTCGACCGACGTGCAGGGCGCGATGACGGCCCGCACCGCGGCTGGCTTCACCACGACGGCTGGCGCCTCGCAGATTTACGCTATCCAGGTGCACGCCGAGGAGCTGGCCAACGCTGGCTATTCGTACGTGCGGCTGAAAGCTGTTGAGGTCGTGGACTCGCCGGTGCTGGGTGGTATTGCCATCGCCCTTGCCGGCCCGCGGTTCGGCGGCTCGGCAACTGCTACCGAGATCGACTAATGATCGAGCACCGCCTCCAGCTGGTGACGCCGCCGACGTTCTGGGCGCTGTCCGACTCTGACTTTGAAGCGCATAGCCGCGCCATGGGTCAACCGGTCGAGCAGTTGTCTCCGTACGTCCAGGCGGCGACCAATCATCTGGAGGTGGTGAGCAATCGTCGATTCGCGCAACAGACCTGGCGTATGTATCTGGATTACTTCCCCGATACCGGCGTCATCACCATCCCTTACTCGCCGCTGGTGTCGGTGGCTTACGTCAAGTACACCGACTCCAGCGGCGTTCAGCACACATTTGCCAGCAGTAACTACGGAGTCTCCACTGCAAGAACACCGGGCCAGATCGTCCTGGAATACCAGAGAGACTGGCCCACGGAGACGCTTCGGAACACCGACCCCATCGAGATCGAATTTACCTGCGGCTGGGCCAACCAGGCCAGCGTGCCGACGGCCATTCGACAGGCCATCCGAATGCTCGCGTCGCACTTCTACGAGCACCGCGAGGCCGTTGTCGTTGGCACTGCGGCCGCTGTGGACGAGGCCGAGCTACCGCTGGCCGCGTCGGCGCTCATCGCCCCGTGGAGAGTGTTCATATGAGAGCCGGGGCACTGCGGCACCTAATCGACATCGAGGCCAACACCATCGACGTGGACGCCAACGGCGACCGCACGGAGACCTGGACGAGCGTCCATCAGTGCTGGGCCTCTATCGAGACCGGCAACGGGCGCGAGTTCTTCGCCGCGCGGCAGGTCATGGCGGACCTGACTCACACGATCCGCTTGCGGTTCGTGGTCGGCCTGACGCCAGCCATGCGGGTGAAATACACAGACCAGAAAACGCAGGCCGTCCGCTACTTCGATATCAAGAGCATCTTGAACCCTGACGAGCGCGACGAGATGCTGACGATGCAGGCCGTTGAGGTGCTGATCTAATGCCTTCCCAGCGCAGCCTTGGAATCAAAGTGGAAGGCATGGACGAACTTGTCGGCCAGATGAAGCGCGTCATGGAGACCGCAGCGGGCCAAGACATTGAAGAGGCGTTGCTGGAAGCCGCCCGCGAGATTCGCGGCGAGGCCGCGCGGCGTGCGCCGATTGCGCCGTACACCACCAAGCGGTTCGGGTCGGACCGGCCACCCGGCGACCTCAAGAAAGCGATCAAGGCTGCGAAGGGCCGCAAATACAAGACCTTCATGCAGGCGTTCACGTTTACGTTCCAGAAGGACGCGCCGCACGCTGCAATGGTCCACGACGGCACGAAGCCCCACTGGATCCGCGGCAAGAGTAGCAGTAAGCGGCTGCTCAAGATCGCGGGCCGCGCCTTCGCCTGGCTCTCCCGCGTCGGCGACCAGGTCCGAACAAAAGTTTTCCACCCCGGCAGCCGCCCCAATCCGTTCCTCGCCGACGCTGTAAAGGCCAAGCGCCGCTCCATCAAAAAGCTGCTCGAAACCCGCGTCAAAGCGGCCTTCGACGCACTGGGGCGTGCCGCGTGAGAATCTACCAAGCACTTTACCGCTACACGCAGGCCGAGCCGACGATCTCGTCGGTGGTGGGCAATCGAGTGTACGACATCCACGCCGAGCAGGCCCGCGCAACGAAGTATCCGGCGCTGGTCATCGAGGCGATTGACGATATCCCGTTCCACTCCATCGGCGCAGCGCCAACGGCAACGCGACGGCCAGTCAACATTTACTGCATGGCGACCGGCAACAGCAAAGCCGCTGAGGATCTCGCTGACACGGTCTACAACGCCGTGATCAACCAGCAGGCCGCGATCACTGCGGCCAGCGGGCTGACGGTGAGAAGCACGCATCTCAACGGGCGGCGCATCGAGTACGAGGAAACGCTCGAGACCAACGAAAAACTCTACGCAGTGATTTTAGAGTTCGACTTCATTCACGACTACCAATAGGAGGGAAACATGGCAGTACTCAGCGGAAACGCCGGAAGTTTTAAGATCAGCACGAATACGGTGGCCGAGCTAGATACTTGGACACTTGACGTATCGACGGGCCTTGAAGAGACCCAGTCCTTCGGCGACACCTGGAAGGAGCGGACCGCTACCATCAAGGAATGGAGCGGGACCGCAAGCGGCCGCTTCGACGACACCGACACGAATGGCCACGTCGCGCTGAACACCGCCTTTCTCGGCGGCACGACCGTCTCGGCGCGATTCTACATCGACGGGACAAACTACTATTCCGGCACGGCTTTCGTGCAGGCCGCGCTGAATGCCAGTGAAAACGGCCTGGTCACGGTCAGCTACACCTTCACCGGCAGCGGCGCACTCAGCTACACCTAAGGAGCGACCATGGCAGTTCTCGCAGGCCGCAACGCAGATATCTACCTCGCCACCGGCAGCGGCACGGCTATGACCGGCGAAGCCACGACCAGCCTGGGCGGCAACGTGTACCAGATCACGGACGCCGCCCGCAGGGCCATCAACCCCAACGCATCGCTGACGGTTCTCGACGGAGCCACGCCGATTCCGTCGAGCCGATACCAAGTAGCCTACGGCAGCGGCAAGATCTATTTGCAGGCTGCGCCGGCGGGCACGGTGACGGTCACCGGCGAGTTCTTGACGCTATCCAAGGTCGCGCAGGCGACGGACTGGACGCTCGACGTGCAGCCGGTACTCGAAGAAGTGCAGGTGTTCGGCGACTCCTGGAAGTCTAGGGCTCGCGTTGGCGGCGATGCGACCTGCACGTTCGCGCGCTTCTACAACGACAATTACTTCCACACGAACGCCACGAGCTACTACGTCATCAACTGCTACGCCGATTACGCGGGCGGCGTGCGGTGGATGTTTGGCGCTATGCAAAACAGCATGAGCGTAAACGCTGGCGAAAATGAGACCATTAAGGAAAACGTCAGCTTCTCCGTGCATGGAGTGCTGGACTATCTAAACTCATGAAACTAGCAGATAAAATCCTGGCCGTCTCTTTGAAGCAAGAAACGCTGGACGTGCCCGAGTGGGATGCAAAAATCGGCATCCGCGAAATGACAGTGGAGCAGCGCCTGAAGTTCGGCGAAGACGCGAAGAAGTGGCCAGCGGTCGCCATGGCGCGGCTGGTGATTGCCTCGACGTTTGACCCGGCAACCGGCAAGCCGATCTTCGAAGCGGCGCACCACGACGCCATTGTGAATATGCCTGGCGCCGTGATCGACCGCGTTGTAACTGAAATCTGCCGCATCTCGGGCCTTGGCGCAGAACCGGCAGAAGCAGCGGAAAAAAACTAACGGGCGAGCGGCGATTTGCCTTCGCCCTCGCCGAGATACTACACATGACAGTGGGGCGGCTGCTACAGGAGATGAGCAGCAGCGAGTTTACCGAGTGGGCTGCCTACCTCGAACTGAAGCACCGAGAGTCTGAGAAAGCAGCGAGAAAAAACGGGAGACGATAGGTGCCTGTCCTAAGCAATCTAATCGTTCGAATTGGAGCCAGCACCGACGACTTCGACAAGAAAGTCAACGCCAGCCTTGGCAAGATTAAGCGGTTCGGCGCGACGATCAGCGAAGCAGGTCAAGCGCTCTCCATCGGCTTTTCCGCGCCGGTCGTAGCCGCGGGCGCTGCGGCGCTCAACGCGGCGATGCAGATGGAGACGCTGGAAAAAGGTCTCGCCGCAACGATGAAGTCCACGACGGCGGCAGCGACTGAACTTGAGAAACTGAAAGAAGTCTCGAAGCTGCCGGGGCTGGGGCTCAAAGAGGCCGTACAGGGCTCGATCCGCCTGCAGACCCTCGGGAGCACCGCCGACGAATCCAGGCGCATCATGCGCGAGCTAGGCAACGCTCTGGCGGTCGTGGGTGGCGGAAAAGAGGACTTCTCGGAAGTCATTCGGCAGCTTTCGCAAATGGCGGCTGTGGGCAAGGTGACGAAAGAAAACCTCGACCCCATCGTTGAACGCATTCCGCAAATTGCCGCGATAATCAAAGACAAATTCGGCGCGGCGGCGCTGGGCGACCCGGCCAAGACCTTCGAGCGCATGGGCATCTCGGCGCAGCAGTTCATCGGCGTCGTGGTGAGCGAACTGGAGAAAGGCGGGCGGGCTGGCGGGGACCTCAAAACCAGCATGGAGAATCTGCGGGAGGAGGTATTTGCCACCGCCGCCGAGTTCGGGAAGTCGCTGGTGCCGATTGGGAAGACGGTCGTCAAAGACGTGCTGACGCCGATGGTTGAGCGAGCCAAGGAACTTGCAACGGCGTTCAACAATCTGACGCCTGAGACCAAGAGCTTCGTTGTCGAGGCCGCTGCGGCAGGCGTGGCGCTGTCGGGGGCTGTCCTGATCATCGGTACGGTGATCGAAAAGGCGGCGCTGATCGGCAGTGCACTGGTAAAGGTTATTGGCGTGCTTGGCACGCTATCGACCGCCGTCATGGCCGCGAGCGGCAGCTTTACGACCTACCTTCTGGCGCAGAGCGGAATCGTTGCCGGATCGGCAACCGCCGCCGGGGCAATCGGTCTATTGGCCGGCGCGTTGGCGCTGACGGCGATGAAGGCATACGAGGCCGGAGAGGCTTTCTTTGCCATGCGGGCCGCCGAGGAAAACCTCAACAAGTCGAACAAGATTTTTTCCGACGCGACCGAGAAGCTGCTTATCCAGTTGCGCGGAAAGTCGGCGGAGGTGCGCGAGCTTGAAAAGCAATACCGCTCTGGCGCAATTGGCCTTGACGAGTTCAACAAGGGACTCATCTTGGCGCAGCGCGAGCTACACGCGCAGGCACCGGCAACGGCGGCAGCAAAGACCGGACTCGATGCAACGTCTGCCGCGTTTCAGTCGCTGACGGCCGCCACCACCGCCGCCGCCGAAGCCGTCCAGCACTACGGAAGGGGCGTCGTCCAGTCCTACGAAACCGAGTTTAACAACGCGGTCCTGAAAGAGCGTCTGTCGATCCTGCAGGCTGATTACAACACCCGCCTGAGCGATGGCGTGGCCGCGTTGGTAAAGTACGGTTCCGCTGCCGGGGCCGCCGCCGCTGCGCTGAAAGAGTTTCGCATCCTGGAAATGCCACCCGGCCTCGGCGGGCCAGAAACGGACGTGCGGAAGCTGCCGACGCCGACCATTGCGGGCCTGCCATCCGAGGCAGTGCCCACCGGAGCCGACACCGCCCGCGCCGCCAAGCGGAACGCGGACATGATCCGCATCATGGCGGGGAACGTGGGCAAGGACTGGAAGAAGACGCAGGAGGCTATCAGTCGGCAGGTCTCCACCATCGTCACCGATCTATCGCGCGGCATCGCCGACGTAATCATCAGCGGCGGCAAGGTCGGCGAGGTGTTTGAGCGCGTGGGCAAGCAGATCGCATCGTCGCTAATCCGCACGGTGATTGAGAACGGCATCAACCGAGTAATCGAAGCGCTGACGGGCAGAGGCGGACTGACAGGCGCTCTCGGCTCAGTGGGCAAGGTTCTAGGCGGCGTCTTTGGCGGCGGCGCTGCTGGCGCAGCATCGAGCGCAGTACCGGCAGTGAGCGGCGTAGCAATGGCGACGATGGGCACCATACCGGGCGTAGCTGGCGCAGCGGGTTCGGCGTCGAGCGGGATTGGAACGGCGCTCGCTGCGGCAAACCCGGTGACGGCGGTGGTCAATGCCGTTTCTGGCGTGGTTTCTGCGGTCTCTGCGGTGATCTCGAATTTCCAATTTGCCGCGATGAACAAGACCCTCGACCTGATCGAGAAGGAAGTCCGCTACTCGCAGATTCACCTGCTACACCTCCTTGAGAAAAACAACGAGTACCTCCCGAAGCTGAAGGACATTCACGACAGCATGATCCGCACCGAAGGCCGCCAGATGGCGATGGCGGGCGGTAACAACGTCACCATCAACATCAGCGCGACCGGCGATACGAGAACGCTACTCGACGCCATCACGCGAGAGCTGAAGCAACTGGGGGTGATACCCGCGTGAGCATCGACGTCTACATTGCCGGGGCGATCCGCGAGGCGGTCCCGTATTCACTGAGCATTCAGGCGAGTCTCGGCCAGCGGGCCACGTTCAACTGCCGGATCGTCTCGACCAGCGGCGCGTATCGACCGCAGCAGGGCCACGTCATCGAACTGTACAGCGGCGCAGCGAAGCTGTGGGCTGGCAGCGTCGACGAGGTCGCCGAAGTGTCGATCACCGAAGCCGGGGCGGCCGCTGGCGCGTTCTACGACGTCCGCGGCATTACCTGGGAGCAACGCCTCGACCGGCGGCGCTGCTACAACTTCTCGACGGCCCTTCCGGCGCACTACGACGGCACCATCATCGTCACCGCCGACGCCAGCACCAACACGCTGACCAGCGCCACCGCGCACGGTCTGAGCAACGGCGCACGGGTCCGAATCAAGGCCCACGCGCAAGGCGCACTCGCTGGCGGGCTGGACTCGACCATCGAGTACTTTGTTGTCGGCGCGGCCAGCACGACGCTGCAACTCTCCCTGACGAGCGGCGGCGCAGCGGTGGATATTACCGACGCCGGGACGCTCGAGCAGGTGTTGCTGACCAACCGGGCCGGGACCATCGTAGCGGACCTGATCGCCAACTTCGCCGACAACGAAGGCATCGGCACGAGCAACGTCGACCTCGGCGCGGTCCTCGACGCGGTGACCTTCGACGCAGACGCGACCGTCTCAGATGCTATAGGGCAATTGGCGACGCTGTCGAACTTCGTCTGGTGGATCGACGAGGACCGCGAGCTCTACTTCAAGCCGCGCACGTTCGCCGCCGCGCCGTTCAGTATCTCGACTAGCAGCGCCAACTATCGCTCGCTGACGGTCCGCCGCACGCGCGAGGACAAGACGAACGCCGCCGCGTTCCGCGTGCCGTGGACGCAGATTACCGTGACCGAAGAGTCGTTTACGGGCGACGGCACCACCCGCACGTTTACGCTCGCCAACCGACTCGGGCAGATCGTCGGTATGACGGTGAACGGGCAGGATGTGGAGTTCGGCCAATGGCTGAGCGAGTCGGACAAGGCCTACTATTGGGAGTACGCTTCCACCCGCATCCGGCAGGACGCGGACGTGGATGTGCTCACCAGCGGCGACACGCTCACCGTCCGCTATCAGCGCCTCGGGGCCGACATCGTGCGCGTTGAGGATAGCGCCGACATCAGTGCGACCATCACGCAGGAAGGCGGCGGCAGCGGCCGCTATGTGTCGTACCTGGAGCGTGAAGTGGGGCAGGTGCAGGCCTACAACGAGGCCCTCGCCATCATCAGCGCCAAGAAGGCGGCCGTCTCCGAAATCGAGTACGAGACCGACGAGGAGGCCGAGCCGTCCTGCGTGACGCTGCGGCCCGGCCAACTCCAGACCATCGCTAACACCCCGCGCGGGGTATCAAGCGACTCGTACCTGATTCACGATGTGACCCTGTCCGACGTGGCCGGCCAGTATCTCCGCTTCCGCGT